GCCTCTGCCGGGCTGGTAGGAACTAACGAAAATGAAAATGAAAAAGCTCTTAACGGTACAGTTCGAAATAATGCTCTCACATTCGGATTAGTAGCAAATCCTAAAACGCCTGAAGCTAAAGTGGGAACTGCTGTTCCTGGTACAAATCTACTTAATTGTTGGCTAATCAATCTAGCTTGTTGGTTGCTTATTCCATCCTCTCTAAGAGAATTAACCATGTTGCCTACGCTACCAACAGCATCTGATACAATTTTGTTTATGTCGCCATCTAGTCTCATAGCATTTTCAGCACCAGCACCTAATCTTCCTAACTCAAAATTAGTATCATAGGCAGCAGCGTCTTGTATCTGTAAAGCCTGTGGCAGATATAATGAAACTTTTCTACCAGCTAATACTTTAGGCTCTTTAGCAACTGATGTTGATTGTATTACAGCGGATTTTGTTTCGGTACTTTGTAATCTGTTAAGAGGATCATCATCAACCCATTCATCACCAAGGCCACCGAGTTGCTGCTGGAGAGTGCTAACGTCACCAAATCTTAGCGTAGCTGGTTTCTCTGCTTCTTCGTCGACAATATGAAATACTAATCTACCAGCATATTCATTTCCTCCTGAAAGAGGATAACTTAAAGCTGTAGCCGCTGCTTTTTTAGAAGCTAGATTAGTAGCGGGATCTGCAAAGTCTCCAATTGACATAAAATGTTCCTATAAATATCCAGATTACACTTCATTATTTATATGGAAACTGATGGCATATTCTGGCAAATATAAGGTAAAAAATCCGAAGAAGTACAAAGGCGATTATACTAACGTAGTTTATAGATCCCAATGGGAAAAATACTGCTTTAAATGGTGTGATCTGAATTCCTCTGTTAGAAGTTGGTCGAGTGAAGAAGTTGTAATACCTTACTATTACGAAGTTGATAAGAAATATCATCGATACTTTATGGATCTAAAGATTACATTCGATGATGGTAAAACCTTTTTAATTGAAATCAAACCAGAGAAAGAAACTAAACCTCCCGAGTTCAAAGGTAGGAAGACGAAGCGTTACCTGCAAGAAGGAATGACCTATATAAAGAATATGAATAAATGGTCTGCTGCGCAAACTTTTGCAGCAGATAGAGGCTGGGGATTTCAGATTTGGACAGAGAATCATTTAGAGCGAATGGGTATTAAACCTAAGTCTACTAAAACTCTTAGACCATATGGAAAGAAAAATGGCAATAGTAGTAAAAAATCCTAAATTAACGTTTATCCATATTCCCAAGACAGCGGGGGTAACAGTTAGTAGAATTCTTAAAAACGATTACGATGGTCAAGAGCATAGTGAGTCACGTGGTGGTAAACATTCGAATCTGAGCAAAGTTAAGAAACAAATGGGGCCAGATCTAGGTTATACGGTAGCTGTGATACGTAATCCATGGGATAGATTAGTAAGCGCCTATTTTTATTACGTCGGAAGAAAGAAGATAGGCCCAAGTAAGATTTCATTTGAACAGTTTGTGTATAAAAAGGCAAGCATAGGATGGGGATGCTGCAAGATTCATCAACATACCTTTTTTGAAATTGATGAAATGTCTTTAATTGCAAGATTTGAGAATCTCGAAGAAGATCTTAAGCCGATGTGGTCCTATTTAAATGAAAATGCTCCAGCTAGAAAAAATAGAAAAGGTGAACTAATAAATCGAGAGATACCGAATATGAATCATCAGTTTAATAAATCCAAAAGGGATAAAGATTATCGTGCCTATTATAACAGCAAAATGATAGATTACGTATCCGAAGAATGTAAAGTGGATATAGAGTTATTCAATTATAAATTTGAGTGATTTCAGTATAAATAGCACTATGAGCAATTTATTCTACAAACTAGAGATCGAAGCATTCCGTAAGGGATTAACCTTAAGGACCAAAGAGTCGCGAGAATGGTTCAGAAAGAAATCTGCACAGTTGGGAAAAAGTGTTGGTAGGATCAATCGAGACCAACTTATGAACGAAGAACCTATAAAAAAGGTGTCTGCACCAAGACCTGGTGACATGTATATGTTCTACTACGATCCTAAGCATAAAGATACGCTTCCATATTACGACAGATTCCCTCTTGTGATTATGGTAGAAAAAGCAGAAGGTGGATTTTATGGATTGAATCTACACTATCTTCCACCACTTCTTAGGGCTAAGTTTCTAGACGCCTTGCTCGAAGTAATTAATAATCGGCTATATGATGATACCACTCGATTCCGTATATCTTACCAAATGCTTAAGAAAGCTGGTAAGATGAAGTATTTTCAGCCTTGCTTTAAGCACTACTTGACTGAACATGTACAATCACGATTTGCTAAAGTCGAAGCCCCTGAGTGGGAAATTGCAACATTCTTACCAACTGCACAGTTTGAAAAGGCAAGTAAGAATAAAATATATGCAGATTCAAGAAGGAAATTTTAATGGCTAGCATTGAGCAATTAAGATCTTTAGTTACCCAGAAAGATGGGATAGCTAGAGGTAATGTTTTTAGGGTTAAATTACCTTCTATGCCTGGTGCATCATCTGAAGAGGTTAACCTTCTTTGCACTAACGTAAATATTCCAGGTCGGCAGATAATGACCCAGGAAAAAAGATACGGCATCATTAAACAAAAGGTTGCCACAGATCAATTATACGATGACGTAAATCTTACATTTTTACTTTTAAACGATTACGGGATTAGACAATACTTCGATGTATGGCAAAGCCTTTGCGTTAACCAAGAGCGAGGTGAGATTGGATATTTAAACGATTACGCTAAAGATGTTCAGATCCAACAACTTCAAAAGGGCGTAGGATTACCAGTCTATAAGACACCTCTTGGCATACCTAGACTACCTGCAGATATACAAAATAATCTACCTAGAATTGGCCCATTCGATTTCGCACAAGGTGAATTAGATATAAACTTTATAACAGCAGATAAAGTAGTTTACGAATGCACTCTGGTGCAAGCGTTTCCTACTACTATGACCCTTATCGAACTTTCGAATGATGCTGGTGAAGATATACTAAGACTAAATATCCAGTTATCTTATAAATATTGGACGTCAGGCGGTGTACTCGGCGGTGGCGGTCCGTTATCTGGCATACTCAGCAAATTTGGTGCACCAGGTAAGATCGCTGCTAAAGTTTTAGAAAATCCAGGTGGAGTATCACTTGGTGGTGTTACTGGTAATCAGATTACAAATATTTTTGGCAATAATAATGGTGAATAAGGAATGATTTGAAATGGCTTTACCTAAGATTAATGATGTACCCATTTACTATATGACTATCCCATCTACTGGGCAAAAAGTATCCTACAGACCTTTTTTAGTAAAAGAACAAAAGGTACTATTGATTGCATTAGAATCTGGTGAGATCGATCATATATTAAGAGCTATCATGGACTCGATTGCAGCTTGTGTCCAAGAAACAATCGATGTAAACACCTTAGCAACTTTCGATATTGAATACATGTTTATTCGTATTCGAATGAAATCAGCTGGTGAAACCTCGACTATTCGGATGCCCTGTAACGAGTGTCAGGAATATACAGAACTTGATATACCACTAGATGATATTAAAATCGATCTACCTCAAAAAGTACCGTCTATTGAACTTACTGAAACGGTAAAATTAAGGCTTAGATATCCCAGATATAATGCATTGCTTGAAGAAGCTAAAAGAGGTGAACAATCCGAAGTTGATGCTCTTTATGGATTAGTATACGAATGTTTAGATTATTTGGAGACTGAAGACGAAAGAATATCTTTTAAGGAAGAGACACGAGAAAGTGTAGAGACCTTTTTAAATGAATTAACAACTGTACAATTTGACAAGATCGTGGCATTCACACAAGATCTTCCAAGATTAAGTCACGAAGTTGAGTTCGGTTGTAAAAGCTGCGGTAAAGATCAAAAGTTCGTGTTAGAAGGGTTACAAGATTTTTTTCAATTACCCTCTCCCACGACAGCTTAGTTAACTTCTATAAGGTGAATTACCAATTGATTCAGAATTTTCATTATTCGCTACAAGATATAGATGGAATGATACCCTGGGAGAGGGAAGTTTATTTGGACATGTTGATTAATCAGTTAAAAGAACAAAGAGAAGAACAAGAACGTAATCAATAAAGGCTATTCTTATGGCAGTATCATTAGACGATGTAGTCAAAGAACTACAAAATCAGAACGCTGAGCTCAAAGCCCAGACTCAGAACTTTGCTGCTGTCAAGGCGCAATTGCTAAAAGATGCTAGACAAAAAAAGCAAGATAGGCTCGACGATCTAGAGGCCAAAAGAAAAGAGAGTCGAAGTCTAAAATCCCGAGTAATGGCATACGGTCAAGAGGGTAAAGGTCTTAGGGGATCATTCAAAACGGGACTTATGGAAGGGACTGGGGTAGCAGATCTCCTTAAAGGGATGGGACTAGGAGTAACTGGTGCTGCTCTCGCTGGTGCGCTCGCGAGAGGGATGGGTAAAGCTCTCGGTCGTGGTGCACTAGCAGGAATCGTAGGTCTTTTCGGAG